GCAATTGCGCTGGCTATTGTTGGTTTATTTCTTATAATTGGAATTTTTGCATCAAATATAAATGCAGATCAAATAACTTTTAAATTTAAGTCTCCATCTTTTTCAGGTATCAATACAAGTTCTCACTATCTCACCATTGAGAATCAAGAGCATTTAAGGAAATTGACTATTAAGGAAGAATTGAAATTATTACAAGATGAACTTGAAAGAGATGCTGAAAATACGACTTTAGCGAGGTTCATTAGAAACCTAGAGAGTCGTATTTATGCACAAATATCAAGACAGATTGTTGAAAACATGTTTGGTGAAACTCAGTCAACAGAAGGTTCATTTGAACTAGAAGGCAATATTATTTCTTATGAGATTGTAGATGGTATGATAATACTTACAATTTTTAACTCTAATGATGGAACTACGACTGTTATTGAATTGCCTCTTGGTGATTTCTCTTTCTAGTTGTGCAGTCTTTGATGTAGTCAAAGATACACGACCTGAAAGATTTGAAAGCAAAGGACTAAATAAATACTCTATATTTGACTTACAATCAAAAGAGCTTTTCTACACACAAGCACCCCTTATAAAACCAGTCGTAGCAGTTTATCCAACAGCTTTTACAGACCAAACAGGACAAAGAAAGAGTAATAGTGAGTTTGCTCTTTTTTCTTCTGCTATCACCCAAGCACCTTACACCATTCTTATTCGTTCTTTAAAACATGCATCAAATGGTAATTTTTTCCGTGTAGTTGAAAGGATAGGATTAGATAATCTGACAAAAGAAAGACAACTTATTAGATCAACAAGAGAGCAATTAGATGACGAAAACGTGCTTTCACCTTTGCTCTTTGCAGGTGTATTGCTTGAAGGTGCAGTTGTAAGCTATGATAGTAACTTGCAAACTGGAGGACTTGGAGCAAGATGGCTTGGTTTGGGTTCAAGTATGCAGTATAGACAAGATTCCGTAACTGTAAGTCTACGCATGGTGTCAGTTGCAACAGGAGAGATACTTATTGAAGTTATGTCTCAAAAAACAATATACAGTTATGGACAGTCAACAGACGTTTTTAAATTCATAGAGATGGGTACTGAACTTGTAGAAGTAGAGATTGGTTCTGCTTCTAATGAAAGCACTACAATTGCGTTAATGAAAGCGATTGAAGGTGCAGTATTAGAACTTATTAATATAGGTTATGAAAGAGGGTACTGGAAATATGAATAAATTATTAAACTTAGTTTTATTTTTATCGTTGTCAGTTTTTGCAGACAATGAGATTTACGTTGACCAATCTGGAAATTCAGCAAGTATTGACCTTGAGCAACTTGGTTCATCTAATCTAATAGGTGGAACTTCTGCTGTTTCAGGCACAATGACTGCTTTAGATTTAGATGGTGTTTCAATGACACTTGACATCAATCAAATAGGAAGTTCAAACATCTTTAGATCAGATGCTATTGATGGTGATAATTTTACTGGGTATTTTGAATGGAATGGTGATTCTAATGTGATGGATATACTTATGAATAGCACAGGTCTTATAAGTGCTGATTATGTAAATCTTAATATTGATGTTACAGGTTCAAGCAATGAATTTGATATAGCAATAGCAGAAAATGCTGATTCTTCTTATCTTGATTTAGACTGGGTTATCTTAGGCGACAGCAACACTCTTGATTTTGATATTGATTATGAAAATGCAATAAATTATCTTGATATCAATGGAAGCTCCAACGCAATAGATTTTATAGCTAGTGGATATTCAGGAACAACATCTGCTGACTCTGGATATTTTTACTTAGATTTAGACGGAAGTTCAAATGATATTGATATTACGCAATCATCTACACTTGCAAGGGATTATCTCAAACTTATTACTAACACTTCTAATAGCAGCATCTGTATCGTTCAAGACGATTCAGGCACAGCAACAAGTTGCTAATATAGGTGATATCTCTGAGTTAAGAGGTAATGCACAAATTGTAAGGGATGAACCCTTAGATGCTTTTGTAGATTTTGATATACAAAGCAATGATGAAGCCATCACATCAAATGGTCGTATGGCTATTACGTTTCTTGACGATTCAATTGTAAAACTTACTGAACATAGTCAATTATTAATTAATGAATATATTTATGACCCAAATCCTACAAAGTCTAAAATGGCTCTTACCTTTGCTCTTGGCACAACCAGATTTATTTCTGGGTATGTAAACAAACTCAATAAACAAAATATATCTCTTAAAACACCCACAGCCAATATTGCTATTCGTGGCACGGACTTTACAGCAACTGTAAATGAACTAGGTGAAAGTTTAATCATTCTTTTACCAGATAAATATGGATTATCTAGTGGAGAAATTGAGGTCATAACTGCAACAGGAAGTGTCATACTTAACAAACCCTTTGAAGCAACCACAGTTTCTGTGTTTGAGAATGCACCTAGTAAACCAGTGGTTTTAGATTTATCTTTAGATTTGATAGACAACATTTTAATAGTTTCACCACCAGAAGAAAAAGTCTTAGAACAAGAGGAAGTAATTACCCAATCTAAAAGTATTCTTGATTTTAATGATCTTGATATAGATTATTTAGAAGAAGACTTTTTAGATAATGAGTCCGAGCTTGAATTTACTGAGCTAGATATCAACTACTTAGATGTAAACTTTCTGGAAGACCTGCTAGATATCTTAGATGAACTAGAAATACAAGAAGAACAAGACCAACTCCAAGCAGATGTCGGTTCTGTTCAATTATCTGGAACTCAATTTGGTCAAGACTTAGATACGCAAATCACAACTTTTATAACAGGAGAAAAACTTACTATTTTGAGAAGTGTAAACAGCACAGCAAGAATAGATATAGATTCTGATGATAGTTATACAGTTATTATTATTCAAGACGGAGTTTCAAGAACTATTCAAATTAATGGTGGCAACAGCAGTGTAATTAGAATCAGACAAGAGAATTGATGGAGGTGGGTGGCGTAAAACTACTATTTTTGAGGTTTATGAACTTTGACACCACCCAAAATAAATGAAAAAATCTTTAATAAAGATTAATTCAAATATAACATGAAAAAATTAATATTCATAATTCTTCCAATATTAATTACACCTCTTTTATTACAAACAACATTCACTGAAGTTATAAAGCTAAGAACTTTTGATGCTTTTGTAAAACAGTATGACGAGTCAGGTTTTTTCACAATTCTAAATATTACAGAGGAAGACGTTGCTAGAGAAGGTGGCTATCCTTTACCGAGACAAAGACTTGCTGAGATACATATAGAACTTTTACAAAAAGGAGCTTTAGGTGTTGGTTGGGTGTTAGCTTTTCCTCAACCAGATAGATTAGGTGGTGATGAAGTGTTTGCAGAAGCTCTTTGTTATGGTGGCTCTGTAATCGGTATGTTTGAAGATGGCAGTGGTAACTATCCAGAAACGTCTGGGACAGTAATACTTGGAAATAATAAGACAACAGGAATACCATCAACAGGAGTTGTTCAAAATATAGACATCTTAAAAAACTGTTCTAATCAAGGCATAGCTATAGCACCGACTGAAGTTGATAATTTAGTTAGAAGAATACCTTTACTTATGCAGACACCAGATGGGTTTGTCTCTGCCTACGGAACTGAGGTGATGAAGGTTCTTGCAGGGAACAGCACTTATATTATAAAGACCAGTGATATTGGTATTGAAGAGATAACTGTGCAAGGATTAGCTCCTGTAAAAACAGATAGTCTAGGGCGTAAGTGGATATCTTGGGTTGATACCAAACAAACAACTTTGCAAGAAATGGATGTGAAGGGCAGATATGTTTTTGTCGGTTTTACAGCAAGTGGCATCATGCCACAAATCGCAACACCAGTTGGATTATTAGAACCACATAAGATACAAACTGCTCTTGCAGAATCAATTTTAATACCAGACTCTCCAAGTGTCCCAGATTGGAGTTTTGGCTTAGAAATAGCCATATTTATGTGCTTTGTGGCTCTCTCTTGGCTTGTGTTGACTTCTTTTGGGGTTACTTGGGGATTAGGTATAGGTGTTTTTTTGATGCTTTCTGTGGCTTCTGGTGGATATGCCATGATTCAAAAAGGTCTTCTTATTGATGTCTCTTGGACTTTAATCTCACAATTTATAACTAGTGCGATAGCTTTCTATTTACGCTTTAGAGAACAATACAAACTTAGACAACAAATAAAGAAACAGTTTGAGCATTACCTAGACCCAAGACAAGTAAAACAACTCCAAAACAATCCTGACCTATTGAAACTAGGTGGTGAGAGAAAATATTGCACCATGCTCTTTACAGACGTGAGGGGATTTACCTCTTTGTCAGAAACCTTAGAGCCAGAAGAAGTTACATACATAATGAACAAAGCACTCACTGCACAACAAAAAGCAGTCCAAAAAAATGGTGGTATGGTGGATAAATATATTGGTGATGCAATGATGGCTATATTCAATGCACCACTTGATTTAGAACATCACGAAACCAAAGCACTTGCTTGTGCTATTGATATACAAAACAACATGGAAGAACTTAACAAAGAACTAGAAGCAAAAGGTTTAGCTCCTGTTCAAATAGGCATAGGAATCAACAGTGGGGATGTTTTGCTAGGAAATTGTGGCAGTCAAGATAGGTTTGATTACACAGCAATCGGTGATGCAGTTAATGTTGCAGCACGACTTGAAAGTGGGACAAAAGATGCAGGAGTGGACTTGTTGATTGGTGAAACTACTGAAAATGCTATAGAATTTGATTTAATTCCTTTAAAACCAATTAGGGCAAAAGGTAAAAAAGAAAAATTACAGGTGTATACATGGGACTCAAGCTCAATCTAATTTTAGGTGGATTACTGCTTTCAAGTCTTGCAGGTTCAGCTTTCTATATAGACCGACTACAAGACAACATATCAACACTGAAAGCTAATGCTCAAATCTTAGAAACACAAATTGCAGAACAGAATGCAAAAATAAGACAACATTTAGAGAAGCAACAAAAGACCCAAGAACAAATCAATACACTCACAGCAAAAAATCAAGAAGCACAAAGAGAGGTCAACAAACTTAGAAACACTTTTGCAAAACATGATCTTGATAATCTTGCACTTGCAAAACCCAAACTTATAGAAAATATAGTCAACAAAGGCACTAAGAAAGTCAAAGACGAACTTATTGCACTGACAAACCCCAATCAATTTGATGAAACAGATGAAGACAATAATTCATAGTTTTTTTGTTATAGCTCTAACAGGATGCACTTCGTTCCCCTTAATGCAAAGTAAACCTGTTGAAGTTGTAACAATCGCAGAGCCGATGCCAATGTATCATCCTCCACTTCCGATGGAAGTTCAA